ATTTTCATTAGCTGATCTAAGAACATTCATTTCCATTCTTAAATCAGGAGGAAACCATTTATTATCCCAATAGTTTACTTTTACAACTATCGCATATCTAACTCTTGTATATAAAGGATTATCACTTTCAGTAATTAAACTGCCATCTTTGTTAGAAATAGGTTCCCCTTTATCATCTACATACACATAATCAGGCATATAATGTTCTTTTTTAAGAACAGTTCTTACATATACTTCATCCGTATCTAAATCAGGATTATAAAAAAGCCAAAGCTCAGGCCCATTTCCAAAAGGCCCCCCGCGATCTTCTTCAAAATCCGATCTTCCACGAATAGTCGGTGAAAGTTTATCTAAGACTGTTCTAGATAATTTGTCAGCTTCATCTATCCATACAATATCAATTCTACCCAAAGATTTTACTTTATTAATATTGTAACGCAATCCCATAAAAAAGAAGCGACTGCCAGTTTTCTTATGAATTATTTCAGTTTTTAATATTTCAAATTCGTCAGCCCATCCCAAATCTTCAATGTTAGCTTCTAATGTAAATTTACTACTATCATTGATACTATTTTGTATTTCTCTACCGCATAAAATTCTAAGACGTTTGGTCCTAGCAAGCATTATTAGAGCACGCGCTCCATTTTCAGTTTTAGCTCCTCCTCTACCTCCATAAGCTACTTTCCATCTAGCACTTTCAAATAAAAGAAAGCCTAGTTTTTCAGGAAATTCTATTACTTGTTCTTCACTCATAATGACAATTCTAATGGCCTAATTAATTTTCCTTTTAATTTTTCAGAACGCTTTCTTTTACTTTCTTCAGAATGTTTTCTACCTGTTTGAGAAAATCGCATTTTTTCTTTAGTTTCATCCGAATGCTTAAAACCCTTCATTCTTTCACTATGAGCTTTTCCTACTGAAAGATTACGCTTTTTTCCAGTAATAGCTTTAGTTATCTTATCTTGCCATTCCTTTGATTTAACTTTGCCTTTATGCGCCATAGACATTTTAATTTTAGTTTCTTTAGAATGTAAAATTCCAGTTCTATTATCAGCAATTTTTAAAATATTATATCCGATGTCTCTATCATAACATTGCGTCCAGTCTAACCAAAATTGTTCACGATTTAACAGTATAGATTTATCTGTAACTTCTTCTAAAATTTCAAAAATGAAATTACATTCACCTGAAAAATTCCAAGCGTTTTGTAAATGAGAATTTGTATGATAGTTATTATTTAAAAGTCTTTTGTGACGCGAAAAGCGTCGATTAAAATCAAAAGCACTTCCAATATAAAACTTACCATCAATCCTATTTAAAATTCTATAGATGCCTGATTTTTTCATCATTGCCAAAGAATAGTTATATCGGCAGGAGTACCGCCAGCAGTAGTTACGCAAATACCTGTAGTAGCTATAGCCCCTACATTTAAAGATATTTGAGCTAAAGTGCTAAACGTACCTATGATAGTTCCAGTACATGTAGTATTGTCATAAACAGTAGCAGAAGAAGTAGCTCCTGCTGTATTTACAACAATGCCTCTAAATACACCTTTAGAGATTTTAATTACAGTATTAGTATTAGTAGTAATTCTAGTATAAGAACTTTGCTGAGAGATAGGTAAAGGATTTACAGAACTTACTGGAATGCATCCGCTACTAGAACTAGCGTTAGCACCTGAATAATAGCAAGGATTACGCTGAGATTGAGCTTCAGCAAAATGTGGGTAGAAAACTAAAGCGATTAATAAAATTAAAAACTTCTTCATCGTTAAAAACCTTTAAAAAAGAAACCCGGCCCTTTTGGAGCCGGGTTAGTTTGGGAGGATTATGCAGACGTAAATCTGATCCAAAGACCATCTTTGAAGCAAACAAACAAAGCACCTGTTACAGCAGCTAAATCACTAAAAGCCGCTGCTGCTCCTGCGCCAGTCTTAATAGTGTCTGTGCCGTTACCAAAAACACGTAAGCTATCAGCAGCGTCACTATTTAAAACACCTATACTCAAACCAGCTTTAGCAGGAGGTAATACAACCCCATCATTAGCCGTAGCTACTGTGGTAATTTCGTTATAGCTATCATTTAATTGAACTGATGTAACAGCAGTACCGCCAGCGGTAGCTGTAATACCAGTTTTAGAAGAAGTGAGCAAATTAGTAATAGCGTTTGCCCATTCTCCTGATATAAGCTGCTTAGACTTAGTAAAGATAGCTAGAGGTAATTTAGGTAAAGCCATATCAGTAATCCTTTCTATGATTGAGTTGGATTACTGTACGCGATACCAAACGCCATTGTTATTAGCGCCAGCTAAATAAGCCCAACAGTTTCTAGCGAGCGTAACAGCACCAGCAGTACCAACAGCAGTAGCTACAGGAACACTAGTAGGAGTGACACCTGTAATAGTAGGAGTATTATTAAAGCTATTAGTACCAGCAGCGACCGCAGTAAGAGTTAAAACGCCGCTACCAGCATTAACTAAACAAAACTGTTGATTGTTCATCGGATTAGGAGGCAACTTAAAAGAAGTGTAAGTTGCAGTACCAGCGCCAGTATAAACAAACGTACCAGTTCCGTCAGTAGCTTGAACTAAAGCTGTAGTACCAGTAGTAGACGAAACAGCCAGAGAACCATAACCACTACCAAATAACGAAGTTGGAATAGTGATAGTATAAGGCTGAATAGTAGCGCCTTGAGGATTTACATAATTGGTATCAGCCGGGAAAGTCTCAGTACCTTGAAGATAGGTAGGCCCTGCCGGTTGGTATTGATTACAAACACCATTGTTACCATAACTAGTACAATTAGTATTTGCAGTAACACCAACACCCGGATAATTAGAGAATGCGCCAGCAGCTAATGCAGCAGCCGCACCACCAATCAATAACGTAGCAGCAAGAATAAGTTTCTTAAGTTTCATAGTTCTCTCCAAATATAACATTTGCACTATTGCAAATGTATCCAATCAAAAATATTTAACGAAAACCACTCCCTCCAACTAACTTAAGTTGAGGTAATGACGTTTCGTTATTTAATATTTCTGATTTGTTATTTGGATTGTCTGTATCTTCTACTTGTTTAAGCTCAGGCTTTACAAGTTTAATACCAACAAAATTATTTGTATTATTCGTTGTGCTATTATCTATCTCAATGACATTCTTATTAACATATCCTTTAGCTTCACCATATAATTTTAGTGCAGCAAGTCTATCTTTACCCTCGTTAACGAAACGTCTAACTCCACCTATTTCATAGGTAGCGTCATAAAACTCCATTACTTTAGCTAAATATTGCTCTTTGTCAATATTTTTAGATTTTACTTCAATAGCTTGTAAATACTGATCTTTTGCAGCGATAACCAATGGGTCAGCTATCCAGTTCTGAGCTACCCACACACAAACGCCTTGACCGTCTGGAAAAATAATTTTCGACGCTTCATAAGGCGTCAAACCTTTTGCAAGCTCAATGCCGTACAGCTTCTTATTTGCCTCAGTATCGGCAAAAATAGGCTTAGCCGTTGACTGAGGATCGCCCCAACCCGGTTGCACTACAAATACAGGATTGTTTATCCAAGCTTGCATGAGCAAGACATAGCACAAATTTTAAAAATAAAAAGCCCTCCTGAAATTAATCAGAAGGGCTTCTCCTCGGAATAAGCGTTAACCTCAGCAAGCCTAATACTGAGTTTTACAGTTACCACTGGTCAGTGTGGCAGTATGCTTACCCGGAATTGGCGACTTGCGAGCTTTTCAACTCGCTATCCACCACGAGGAGACAATCTAACGTACATCCGGCTAGATTGTCAATTGGCATTTTCTTAGTTAAGCTAATTTTACTTGTCAAGTGGCGCGTCCTGCAAGACTTGAACTTGCAACCTACGGACTAGAAAACCGTCACTCTATCCAGTTGAGCTAAGGACGCATGGCTGGCGCGATAGGATTTGAACCTATAACCCTTGGCATCAAAAGCCAATGCTCTACCAATTGAGCTACACGCCAAAAACCATTTAAATTTGGTAGGGGTACTATGAATTGAACATAGATCAAACCGTTATGAGCGGTTGGCTTTCACCATTAAGCTATACCCCCGAAACTTGTTTGCGTCTATATAGTTCATCTTGTAAAGCTTCTAATGCTTTAATTTTCCAGTATGTATCAGCATTAGCATTTTTATCTTCAATGAATGCTAACACTTCACCATAATCAATTCCATAATGCTGAGCTACAGCCAAGTACGGATAAGACTTACTACCTAATGCTATCATTTTAATATCCTTTTAGATTGGTGCTGCTAGTAAGATTTGAACTCACGACCTACTGATTACAAATCAGTTGCTCTACCAACTGAGCTATAGCAGCCTATTTAATTGGTGCGGGCTGCCGGGATCGAACCGGCACGCTTTAAAGCAACAGATTTTAAGTCTGTCTTGTCTACCAATTCCAACAAGCCCGCTTTTAATTCAATAATATTTCAACAAATTGAGTTGAATTATGACACATCTGCCAAAAGGATCAATCCCAAAATGGGAATTTACAACAAATCCTAATGAGTTTGCTTTAGTACAAGCATCTAAATAAGGTTTAGCTGCTTCTGCAAGCTCTTTTCTCAATTCTTCAGCTATTTCTTTATCTGATTTAGTTGGAACTAATTGCGCTATTTTTTCGTTCATGAATTTCTCATATATGTTTTTATTCTATTTCTAATTCCTGATTTGTCTATTTTATATTGCTTAGATAATACATTTAACGAAATATTTCTAGACCTGTCAAGAGCTAAAAAGTAATTTACTATCTCTCTGTATTCTTTCATACCCTTACTTCTTAAGTAAGTAAAACTACATTTATGATCTTTAGATTTAAATTGTCCGCATATATTACATTTTTTAGTTTCGTTGTGAAAGCAATTATGCTCTCTATTTAAAGATTTTAACTGCCCACACTCAGAACAGCGAAGTTTATTCATTCAATCACTTTATAATAAGGTTTGATATACTGTTGGAAGAATTTACCAGCAGAGTTAGCCTCGATCAATTCTTGATAAACGTCTTTTGGAACGTCCGCGTATTTATATTCTTTACCACTTGAAAAGCAAATAATCAAAACTTTATCTGTGCTATCATATTCAGCATAGCTCAAAGAAGTTGAATTTGTAAAGTCATGTCTCATTCGTTATTCTCCTATTTCAATTTAATAATATAACCAGCTTCATTCAAAGTTTCTAATACACCGCTTATATCTACAGTTTGCCCTCCTCCTTTATCAATAGCTTTCACTATTCTTTCTAAGTTCAAAGGGTAATCTTTTGCGTTATAAATTTCAAATATATCATGATGAATTAAAGCGTCTCCTACATCTATGTATTTTATATATTTACTTTCCATTCATTCTACTCCTAATGCGTCATTTCTATTCATAGTTTCTACAGAATGTTTATTCTGCACCGCCCATGCTGTAATCTTACCCAGATAAGCTCTATGATCTTTATTACCTAAGTCTAGATCAATTTCATGCACTACGTTATTATCATCCATCAAATCAATGACGAATACTTTAACAGCTAATGACGTAATGTAGGCACTAGACTTAGGAGCTATGTCCCAAGGATAAATTGGCATTTTATTATTTCTTTTCTAAATAATCTATCAAATAATTCTGATAGAATTGAGCTTTCTTATAATCTTCTAGCTCATTACCTTTATGTAAAGCTCTATCGTTATACTTCCATACTTGAAATTTCATAGCTCCAATAAATTCTTCTCGCGTCAAACGCGCCCTCAGAACTTTAATAGTTTCGTATGGATTATCTTCACCACCGTAATGAGAAGAATGATTTACGGCTTCAGTGTTTTTAGCACGTTTAATTTTTCTCATTTATATTTC